CCATATCGTTTGCCTCCTGCTTTCCTTAAGGGGAAAGATCCTTTATCACTACCCCATCCGCGTCATCGTCAGCCGGATATGAAGTGTGTCCCCTAAAATCGCCGTCTGTGTCTACCCATAAAAAATAATCAGCACCGGCATCGTTGTAGAGAACAAGGACACCGGGCGAACCCGTTGCACCCTTAACCTCGACGGTATTATCTACAACGTCAACGCAGAAGGTTGGATTATCAATACATTTCTTCGATCCGTTTAATCCTAATACAGTCCGAATATCCTGGTAACTATTCTCGAACTCCTGTTGAACAAAAGTATTCTTGTGCTGGAATACCGGCCCTTCCGCAGAAGCAAAGGAACCGATCAATAATAAAGGTAAAAGATATTTTAATGTTTTCATTCCGTTGGCCTCCAAGGTTTTGATCTAAATCCAAACTGTATCCCGAATATCTCAAAGGGTTGCTCAGTGGCATTGTTTCCAACCTTGAAATTAATGGTCTGCCCAGCTTGACCACCGGCCAAGTTTCGGTTGTGTTTAATGAAATCCGAATTAGCATCTTCTAGGGGAATATCGTAAGCCGTCGAAGAACTCCCATCAATCTCGTATGTGATCGTAACAGTGGACGAGACGACACTCCCCGCGGCAATGGAAAGTTTATTGAATTCCTTCTCGGTAAACAGGCTGGTAGCAGGATAATCTTTTGATTTCCAATAAGCGTTGATAGCCGAACCGTTATCGTCGTTCGCTCCACCAAACTGATAAATATAACCGGAGGTAGGAGACCCAAAATAAAGGGCTGTGTTCTTAACATACATCCCATTGTTTCCTATGTCGTACAGGGTCCAACCCTTATTCACAAGGTCGAGCCGGAGGATGTAATTATTGTTTGAAACACCGGCACCTGAAGCAACAGACCACCAGATAGCATCCTTGAAATAAATCGCATACGACTTATCCGTAACGATTCCCTCATACCATCGAAGCGAGAAGCTATCGAGCTTGGGATTCTGGGTTGACTTCGTTGTGCTGAATTCATCCTTGACCTGGAAGTATGCCGCCGTTGATACAGTCGGAACGTCACCGGGAGATATAGATGTCCAAGAGATCGTCGAGGACAGTATGGGGAAGGATGTCGCATGGGACCGAATCGAAAAAGTATGAGTCCCGTCATTGTCTTGTTTGTCAGCTTCAAATTTTAACCAAGAAACAATGTCATCTGCGTTCCTAATGGCAGAGTAAAACGTCGCTCCTGGTCGAATCCTTGACGACATAGAAATCGTAAAATCTTCAAGAAAAGGACTTAGCGTTTTCGTACCCTGAAGGGTCGCCTTATATCGAATATACTGACTAACGCTGGACGTTGGCTTTGCACCCGATACGATAGATGTCAATGCTTCCCAACCGCCATCATTAGCTGTAGACGTTTGAATCTGATAAGTTATTGTTGATCCGACGGGTTCATCTTCGCCAATCGTAACTTCATCCCACTCCCATCGATAGGTACTCGAATCAGATTCAGCATCAAAAATCTGAGAAACAAAAGTCCCGCTTGTATCATATTGTTGCCCAGTGTCGATATCAAGCAACATTTGTTGGGAAGTGGATTGTACCCCATTAACCCATACAGGGTTCCCGTCTGGAACACACGCCGTCGCGGAATCACAATAATTCCAGCTAATCGAAGGACCAAGAGCGTATACCCCAATCCAATATTTTGTTCCAGCAACAAGAGGGACTTCTCCTGATAGAAGGAAATCAATAGCTATCCACGATACCGCGCTACCAACTCGGGTAAAATGAAAAACAACAGAAGTAAGGATATCCCCCGGTTCCCCCGCATTATCCGCCATAAGATAAACTGTCCCATCTGAAGCCGGGAGTGTTTTTTTTAAATAAAGTTTAGCCGACCTAAAGATCATGTCGTCAGACGCAATAAATGACTGAAATATAGAATTCGAGAACGTGTAGTAAAGAATTTCAGATCCAGTATTATCGGTAAAAGAAGATATCGTCAGATTTAAATTCCTCTCAAGCGAAAGTTTATTAGCAAAATATACCTGCGTGTCCACTTTTGTTCCAGCATTAAAATCAGTCGAAACTGAATCGACAAAATCAGCAACCATCGTATTTGTAGCCAACACAACCGAACCAGGAGAAAGGGTTGTCGATAGCCAAGTCGGCGTAGAAACTGAACCGGATTCCCAATCGCCTTGAGTCGTTTGAGACCAAGCGTTGATAGTTCTCTGTTGAGAGAAATCTATCGTGGTCGCAATATCTAAACTTAACTTCGTCAATCTGGCCCCGTCATAAGCATAAATGTGGCTGTCCTGGCCTTGGAAATAAAGGATTCCGTTATGGTAAACAGAGGTATTCGTTAACGTCCCGGTAATGTGGGAAACGATCCGGAGCGTCCAATCGGCCTGGGTCTGCCCTTCCAGGATATAACCGAAGCTGTCCGACTTGAACCACATGATCCGACCGAAGGCATAGGTAATATGAAGAATCTGGGAACCAGGAGAAACGACTGTAAACTGGATCGGGTCCGTCGGCGCACTCGCGGGGGTCCAATCGGAAAAGTCATTAGCTTCGGAAACATCGATCCGGTTAAGCGCATTGGAAAAACCCGCCATAACAAGACGTTCCACTGTGCTGGTAATCATCGTCCCGGTCGAGACGGGTTTCATTGATGTGTAGGTTAACCCCTCCGTTTTAAACAAACCGTCATTATTTGAATTAACGCAATAAGCGTACCCTTCCGAATCGGTGCATTGGTACGTTGAACCAAAAGTTTGGTCTGTAAACAATGTTCGGATTATTCCGTTAACCTCGGAAATCATATCCGTATCATTGAAAAACAAGGAGACGTTATTCCCGCCGGTATCGTAGAAATGGTAAACGCCATGGATCGGGGAGGTTGTATGGTTCGTTGTATACGCCAGCCCATAACCTTCTCTCTTTTTTACCGATCCATGCTTTGTGATATCGACGTTAAGAAGATCCTGCGCCATGTGGTCCGGGAGAATAACCGAGTTATCAGTATTATTCAGAGTCCCGAATGGAGCAACGACCTTCGTACCATAGTCCTGGGCTTGTAACGGGGCTTGGATTAAACCAGCCAGCCCGAGAAAGAGAATTGATCCGAATAATATTTTCTTCATAATTTTATCCTAATGGGTTGCTCTTCGATCGCCGGCCTATTCCACCTACCCGCCCGCCTTGTGGATACCATTTAAGCCTAGCTGGAATCGAAGTAACCGTATTGAATTTTGAATTGATGAGCTTAATCCATTTCTCGAATTCGCCAGGGCTGTCCACGTTGTTTGATCTGTGGAACCTGGATTTTCCTAACGCTTCCGGAGTCCCGTCATCTTGGAAACACTGAGCGACCACCCAATGAACAATCGACATCGCGTAGTTTTGCATAGCCTGGTTTGCTTCAAATGGTTCGGATGTGGAGCCGGCTAAAGCTGTTGGGATATTGACTTCCCATACTCTCAAGGAATCGGCAACGGTATAATCGGAGGAAGGTTTAGGTCTTAGGATTATCTGATTATTGGACGCATCGTAAGAAAACTCTCGCGGTTTGCCGGAATCCTCGTTCTCCCAATCAGGATAATAGAAGTCCCAATCGACACGCGACTTGCCTTCCAATGGAAGGATATCGCCATCCGAATCAGTAAGCGTAACCCGCGTGATATCTACAATGTCGGTCCCGACCGTCACCTCTTTGGTGTCTACAACAGGCGTGTAAGTATTGACTTGCCTTATCGCACCGGTAAGGGCTTGGACTTGCTGTTGAGCAAATTCGATCCGTTCTCTAAGTTTGGTTGTTGACCATCTTGTATGACGGGGGTCGCCAAGCAGGTATCCACACTCGGTCTCGATTTCTGATCGTTGCATAATTCGATCCTCCCATGTTCCCCTTTGATCCCCTTCAAAACTTCTGCGTACTTCTTCGTAATTGTTTCCATATTGAAATCTTGTTTCACTTTTAGATAAGCGTTCCCGCCAAGCATCTTCCTCTTCTGTTCATCTAGGATAAGACTCTTCAAAGCCTCGTACCATTCGAGTTCAGAGTTGCACAAAAGGCCCGTCTTGCCTTCCTCAATGCTGTTCTTGAACGGATAAACCGGGCTGGCAACCGTCGGGAGCTTCAAAGCCGAATACTCAAGCCAGCGAAGGTTCGACTTTGAGCAATTAAAATTATTGTCTCTCAAAGGCGCCACCCCAATATCCATCTTCCAGGCGTTGATCTCATAAGGGAACCGGTCCATCATGACCCAGCGTTCCAAATACTTAATCCGCGGATGGTCGATATCAGCCCAGAGCTTAAGTTCTCCGATCTGGAACCGGTTCGATATCATGAAATCTAAATTAGGGAACTCTTCTAGCAATTTCAAAAGAGGTCGCTTAATCAGATTCAGGTCTCCGATATGGTTCCCGCAACCTGTGTACCCGATCCGGACCACGCCGGGAGCCTTCTCAGTTCCCTTGATCTCAGGCGCAAGCTGTTTATCCAGGTTATCCCAGATATCGAAATCGATCCCGTTAGGAATCAAGTGCATTGGCTTATCGGGAAAGATAGGCTTCAAATGGTCGATCATGAACTGAGTCGAAACAATCAAAGCATCTGAGAGCTTTAACTGTTCCATCGCAATCCATTCCGATTCCGAATTCGGCTTAAACGGATGAGACGCGATATTGTAGGCCGGCATATCCAAAAGCCAATCATCGACTTCGGTAACAACCGGTTTCTTGAAAACGCCCTTGATGCAATGAAGGAAGGCCAAGACGAACCGATTTCCGGCGATCTGCCAAACCGACATATGAGCCACCGTTAAGAGCCTTTGAAAGAAGTTGTCCAGTAGCCATTTTGACCACTCAAATTTCCCGTCATGCAAAGGGTAAACAACCCGGTTCTGCCAATCACTTTGTGATTCGGAACCGTCATAATTGAAATATTCATAGGCCGCTTCGACTCCGTAACTGTGCATCTTATCCGCGAACCCCCGCATCCTATAGTAGATCGTTCCTGAAAGCTGAGTGAACCCAAACCAAACGCGGAGTTTCTTTTCCTTCCGCATCTCAGCTTCCCATTTGTCGATCATCTTGCCGCCGGCTTTAAAAAGCAATTCTACCGGTTCGTTTTGCAGAAAGTTATTAGCAAACGACATCGAGAATTCTGTCCCATTCAAGGATCGGATATAAGACTTTTTGAAAACCTTATCCAAATCGCTCCTTAATCCGTTCTCGTCATAATACTGGCAATGGAGCCGATCATCGGACCAAACGTGCCGCTCAAGATTGTTGTGCGGGCATGAACCCAAGAGAACGCCATCCTTTTTCAGAACCCGCCGGATCTCTTTTAGGTACGGGATCGGGTCATTGAAATGTTCCAATGTCTCCATAAGTGTTACAACGTCAAAGGTTTTGTCGGGGAAAGGCAATTTGTCAGCATCACATTTGACAACCTTAAGCCCTTTCTTCTTCGCGATCTCAAGGACCGGGGCCGAAACGTCCACCCCTGTTACGTCACAATGCCTCTTCTCAGCCAGGAGACGCATGAACTCACCTGAGTTGCATCCGATATCCAAGACCTTCGCGCCTTCCGGGATCTCGTAAATGATCGGTAGAATCCTCGATTGGGTAAACGGATACGCCTCTATACCCTGTGGCATTATATCTCGGTAATCCTCATGAGAATGGATCATCTGCTCCCTAGTTAAGATTTCTTTTTCTTCCATTTGGCTCATGATTTCTTACCTGCCCACTCTTCTTTGAACCCTCTCATCCGAACCATCATCGAAACTGGAAGGACTCTGTGCATACAAAGATATTCGCCATCCTGAATCGTGATCTTCTTCTCCGCGTGAATCCAATCGTGAACAAGCTGAAGATCATCCGTCTGAAGATTCGTCTCAGCTTTGTATCCGCCAATCTGAAGGATATCTTCCTTGGTGTAAGCGGAGGCCGGATGACAAAAGTAGTTCACTGATCCCGTTTCCCTGAAAAGCTTCTCATTGAAATGTTCACCGTTGAAGTATTCGAGAACGTCATTCTCGTACCCGATCCGAACATAAGGGGCCGTCATCATATGGCCCTTTGGATATTTCTCGAAGAACTCGATAACCCGCTCCGCCCGCTGCACTGGATAACAATCGTCGTCATCGCAGACCGCGATAATCGGAGCTTTCGCCAATTCGATTCCCTTGTTTCTCGATAGGCCGCCTCCAATCGACTTCTCATTGTGATAAACCTGGACCCGCTTATTCTCACTCAGCCATTCATTTAGAAATTCCTTGGTCCCATCAGTCGAACCGTCATTGACAATGACAACCTCGATCTCTTCAACTGTCTGCGCGAGCAAACCGCTTACGCACTCAGCGACCCATTCGATCCTATCGCGAGTCGGCACGACAAAAGACAGGAGTGGATTTTTCATATTTCCCCCAATAATTTAGTATTATGTTCCAACCCGTAATGAGGAGGAACAAAATTATGCAACTTTGTAAATGTGGATGTGGAATCCATGTTAAAAGAAAAGAAAGCAGTTTTAAGCCTGGGCATATCATGAGAACAAGGAAATATCCTATCCCACCACTTAAGAAAAGATTTTTCCGCCATGTGCATAAAACTCATAAATGCTGGAATTGGATTGGCCCCATGAACCATAGTGGATACGGAAGGCTCAGCAATGGTAAACGATTCGGAAGAATACTGGCCCATCGCTATTCCTGGGAATTGTTGAACGGAAAAATCCCGGAAGGTATGTTTATTTGCCACCATTGCGATAATCCGAAATGTGTAAATCCAAAGCATCTTTACGCAGGAACCCAAGCCCAGAACATGGGTGATGCCGCAGACCGAAAGAGGATGCCTCGCGGTAGTAGCCATCACAACGCAAGACTTACCACAAAAGATATAAAAACAATTCATAAACTTAGAAACCTTGGCAAAAAACAACGCGAGATAGCGACTCAGTTCAATATTTGTCGGAGCCATGTCTGCTTTATTTTGCAAGGAAAACACTGGTCGCATTGTTTTCAAAAACAATGATACTTTCGGACTCATAGTGTTCCCCCCAATGTTTTAATCGTGTGAATATATTTCTCTCTATTCAAAACGTCTTTGAAATATTGACTGGCTTTCTCTCTCCGGTTCAGACTATACGGCTGAGCCTTCCTAACCTCTCGAACCTTCTGAACGATCTTCTTCTTCGTTGACGGCCATTGAGTGTAGGAAAGACGAGACGCAAACGTATCCCATTCGTTCCGATCCACGTCTCCGCCGGTCTTGATGTATTCCATATAAGCCGTCGGGACATTTGTTACCACATCCCGCCCGGCCATAATGAATTCATCTGAAGCCATCGGCCGGGTATCGTGATTAACAATCCTCAGTAAACAGGAATTCCCGTAAACAAATTTCTTCCAATCCTCTTTGTTGAGATTCCCGGCGTGTTTGATATTCGGATAAATCAGATTCTTGCATCCGTCTCCATACGCCTGAAACTGTACGTCAGGCATCGCCCGAACAATCGATAAGGTTTTCTCTTTGCAGTATTTATCGAAATCGCTTTTATCAGTTAAAAGAATCGCAACGCTAAACTTTTCCGGAAGCGGAGTAATATCAAAATCCTGATACGGTGAGATCGGGACCACCTTGCTATGTATTCCCATCTCTTCCAATTCCTTCTGAGCCAGGTCCGTTTCACATAGGATATGATCCACCTTCAGATTCAGCGCACCGGCGATATACTTCAGATCCTCATGCGTGAACTTCCTTAACCAGTAAATATCAGCACCAACGAAATGGACGATCTTGACCTGCTTATCATATCTCTGCAATACCTGGGCGTGAGGGTTCCCCTCATCCGTTGGCTTGGTATAAAACCCGATCATGTAAATTGCTTTGTATTCGTTCTTTTTGAAGATCGTGTCATCCCGGTAATCGGCCCCGATCATCTTGGCGATCTCGGTCCCATGATAAGGCGCACCCAGCGAAGTGACAACCATCTGAGATGTGGAAATCCTATGCTTCTCCCTGATATATAAAACCCGTTCAATCCAATGATCTTCCGAGTCATAAGAGAGACCACCCTCTAACGGAACCTGAGCAACAAAGCTGATCTCTCGTCCAAGGAAATGGCCTTTGACCTTAACATCTTCCTCGACCGGATCTCCGAACACAACCCGCAACCAGAAATCCCAATCCTGAAGGCTCTTGCAATTCTCGTCCCATTTAACAACGTGCTTCCTCCAAATCGGGAACCCGCAATCGATATAGTTTGCCTGTTTCAATTCCCAGGGGTTGAACTTTTTAGAAGGATACCAGGCCCGGTCTTTGGTCCCGTACTCGTAAGCTCCGTAAATGAACCCGCAATCCGGATGAGTCTGAAGCTCATCGATCCAGGTCCGAGTCATCCCCCGTTTAGCGATATAGTCGCTATTGAAAAAGGAAACGATCTCACCCTTGGAAGCCTCGAACCCAGCATTTCGCGCCGCAGGTGCGCCGGCGTGTTTGATCTCAATGATCCGTACCCGTTTATCTTTATGGAACGAGGTCGCCACCTTAAGCAGTTCCGGGTCCACCCCGTCAAACGTGCAAATGATTTCAAAGTTTTTATAATCCTGTTTGATCAAGCTCATGAGGCACCGATTAAACAAGTCCTTATCAACCTTGTAGACCGGCACGATGAATGAGATTAACGGCTCTTTTTGTAGCTCTATTGTCATTTTGTTTCCCCTTTTTTGGTCGCGATCCCCAGACCGCTTGTAGACTTAAATTCTTCATACATCCATTTGTTATCCGGCTTCGCGGTAACTCCGCAATGATTCAATTTATCCGAATTGATCCCATGGAAATAATCTTTTAAACAGTTCCCCATCTCTTCGATATAGGCAACATCGTGGACCGCGATCATCCCGCCGATCGTCAAATGAGGCATAAGCATCTCGATATCATCAACGATGTTATGTATCTGATGGTCCGAATCCAAAAAGATCATATCGATCCGGGTCGGTAGAACCTCAATGAACTGTTTAAGGCTTCCCCTCATAACAGATAGCCGGCGAGTCGAAAGGCCCAGCTTCTTCCAAACAGGCTCATTATCTGGATATGCTTCGATATCGATCGAATACAAGTGACCTAAATCAATATTCGCTAAAGCTAGAAGCATCCAGGCCGTCGAATAGCCATGTCCGGTGCCAACCTCGACAATGACTTGCGGCCGCTTGGCAACAACCTGATCGTGCAACTTCTTACCATGCTCAATCTCAACAGCAAGTTTATCCTTCTGCTGGTTCCAGTTCTCTTTGCCCATGGCAATCAAACATTTCTCGATCTCAATTAGGTTCATATTTTGCGTTCCTGGAAACACTAAGTTTCCCGCCAATCTTCTTCAGGTTCGGAGCGATAAAAACAGCCGATCCGTTTACATAAAGATTCCCTGCCACACTTTTTAAATTGTCGATTGTAATATCGTCCTGAATCGAAAGATCGCCGGGATAAATCCCTTTCACTGTTTGGGGAACAACAAACTTCTCGATTTCATCCAGGCACCGATCGAACCATAAATCCCGATCTTCCTCGAACCAGGCCGGCAAACTATCGAAATCATCCACACCCACTCCCCAACCGTTAAACCGGACCCGCGGATCAAACCAGCTTCCCATCGGCCATATCTGGACCCGAACAAAATTCCTTTCAAACAGTTTGTCATCCTTCAGGCCCAAGCCTTTTATTAACCGCTCATGGCTGTCATGCTCCAAACTATAGTTCGGCAAAACATTTCCTTTGACGCATATGAAAATCTTCTTACTTGATTCCAAGATCTAGTACCTCCAAAACAACTCTCTCAGCGTCCTTTTCAGTCATAGCCGAGGAAACAGGGAAACTCAATGTCGTCGCCCCGTAATGTTCCGCTCTCGGGAAGTCGCCCTCTTTGTATCTCAAGAACTTATAAGCCGGCTCCAAGTGTAACGGCTTGAAATGGATACCGGTCCCAATCCCGCGCTCATAAAGTTTCTGCCTCATCGCGTCCCGCTTGGGAACCTTGATGCTGTAAATGTGTTGAGAATGGCCGGGAATATGGTTCCCTAATCCCTTCTCATAAATCTGCCATACTTTGTTTCTGCGTTCCTTAAGCTCCGGCCAGCGTCTCAGCTGGGCTAATCCGATCGAAGCATGGATGTCCGACATATTCCCTTTGTGGCCAGGGAACTCGATTTGGTAATTGCAGATCGTGTCCCGCCCGTACCGCTTCCAGGCACCCATCGTAAGTCCTTGAAGGATAAGCGTTTTAATCCTGGCGGCTTTGTCGGGGTCTCTACAGATCACCATGCCACCCTCACCACAAGTAATATTCTTCGTCGGATAGAAACTAAAGCAGGTGAAATCGCTGATGGTCCCTATCTTCCGGCCCTTGTAAGTTCCACCGAAGGCGTGGGCCGCGTCCTCGATTACGGTCAAGTTGTAGGGTTTGGCAACCGTTTGGATCTCGTCCATGTCGCATGGGAAGCCGGTATGGTGGACCGCAATGATCCCGCGTGTCTTTTCGTTGATAGCGTGTTTCAGTAAATTAGGGTCAATATTGCCCGAACTCGTCACATCTACCAGGACCGGCTTGGCTCCCACCTGTAGAACGGCGTTTATAACGGCTGAGAAGGTCATAGCGGGGATAATAACCTCATGACCACTTCCAATACACGCAACCGTCAGAGAGGCCACCAGGGCTTCAGAACAGGACGAGACGGCTACCGCGTAACCGCCGCCAATGAATTCCTCGAACTCCGACTGGAACGCTTGAACCACTTTCCCCGTAGACAACCAACCGGACCTCATTACGTCAGTAACAGCCTTAATCTCTTTTTCTGAGATATCAGGCTTGCTGAAAGTAATGAACTCCGGCTTCTTTTTCATTTCAGTTCAATAAAATCCCGGCATGGGCAGAGGTGACACTCTTCGCTAACCCTGTTGAAGATGTGCATCCGGCGAACGTGACCGCATCCACCGCGAGCGCATTTGTCCTCAAGATCCTCAACCGCCTTCTCTGCCTTCCTCGCCAAAGTCTTACAAACAGAGGGCTTGGCGGGAGTCATTTCCATCGCAGGTGGATCGATGATCTTTTTAACTGCCTTTCTTTTTGGTGTAACTTTTTTTAGCTTCTTCATTGCTTAACCTCACAAACTCAAAGATTGGTGAAGAGAATTGCTGCTTTAATATTTCGATACACTCCAAGATGCAATGCCCGCCTATCGGGTCTGGTCTCATGATAGGCCGCATCAAATGAGGTTGGAGCAATTTGAAATATCCCGCGTTGTAACCCTCTTCCCATTTTTCATACGTTGACGGGTTCGCCTTGAAATGGTTCAAGATCCGGTCAACTTCCTGCGCCCAAGCGATCTCAATGCCCATGTGGATATTGAACAGCATCTTGACCAACTCGGTTCCTGCTATGTCTCTCGTACAGAAAACATCCCATCCACACTCTTTAAAGTATTTCGCGGCCATGTCAGAATCTTTCTTAATCGTACTGGCGATAAACTTTGGGAAGAACTTTAATTCCACCGAAAGTTTTGGCCGGTGCCGACCGCGTACCGGGGAATAAACGATATGGCCCCCAATCTCTTCGGTAGTCCCAACAGAGATCGAAGAATGGATAATCGTCAAATCTGGTTTGTATTTCTTCTGATACCGCTTAACCTCTGAAACAAAATTGTCGCTGTCCGGGAAACAGATATGCATCACCTCAATGCTCGGAAGGTCGCACTCCCCAACGTCCCGGATGAACGTCGTGTGGTAAGGTTTGATGACCTCGAACAATGCTTCTCCTACTTCGCCTCTGCCTATAATTAAACTTTTCATCTTTTCCTTTTATCTTCTAAAGCCCCTCCGCCTGGGGGAAATCAGGTCGGAGAGGACTTTAGAAATCTTTTCTAAGCGTCGTCCAAGAACGTCATAACAATACCAGCCGAAGGATTCAGAATCTTAGCGGCCACTGCGATCTTGTACCCGATGTAGGTACGTTGATCGAGAGGATCACTCTTATCTGCTCCTGAGACGATATTGACTTTCGTGTCCTGTCCACGCAATTTGGTTACGCCATAAGCACCTTTCCCGACGATGAGAGTTCCATACAAGGAACCACCACCCGAAACGTACCCGGAATAAGTTGAAGCAAGAACCGCGACGGTCATCGCTTGAGAACTTTCCTCAAACAAGACTCGTTCGATCACGCCCAAGCGTCCTCTTTCCATCGCACTCCGGTTGGTGTAAGCCATCCAGGTCGCAAAGTTAGAGTCAGCCCTGATTTGATCCGAAACCGTGGGACTCACGATTCCGCGATAGTTCCCGTCTTCAAACGGCATAGCATCGAGCTTCTTCAATTCAGTAACAGCTTTGCGCACATGCGCAATCGTTGTCACCGTAGAAAAGAAACCGTTTTGCAATCCGATGGCAGCCCAAAAAGTCGAAGCTCGGTTACCTTCAAACAAGGGAAACCCTTGAGTAAAAGCCGAGGGAAACTTTGCAGAGCTGGCATCAGCGATACCGGTCGAAGCTGCGGACCCAAATCCGATCACGTCGGAAATGTAGTTGTCCACAGTCAAAGCCGCGCCATAACCGAGAGCGTCCGCCGTTTCTTTAACGACGGGGTTCACAGCAGTTGCAGCGACCCGAGTTGTTACGTTGCGAAGGTCAGCTTTCCATACCTGAGAAGCAGATACTTTGCGAGTTGATACCGCGCTTGTTCCTGGGGTTCCGGTCTCGTTTAGAGTGTACCCGGTTCCTGGGTTTATAAGCTGATGCCAAATCACTGTATCGCCCTCATTCTGGGGAAGCGATTTCTTAACAGCGAACTTTTGATAAACCAGATTAGCAACGAGACGTTCTAAGAAAACCTTGTCGTAATAATTACCGATCATGGTTGTAATAGTAGTCCCATCACTTTCTGTATATAAGTCAGTCATAATTTATTCACCCCCTAGTTGCATACTGGGGTATTCAATCATCTTCCAATTTCTGTCCCAATTCCCTCAAGACCTTTTCCATCCCTGCCACAGGGAGCGTTTCAAACTTTTCGTTGATCTTGTCTTTTCCCGTACCTAATGCGTTCCCTGGTCTCGGCACCCCGGCTCCCCTTGCGGTCGGCGGCGGTCCCTTCGGAACTACACTCCCGTTGGTCGGTGGACTATCAGTAGGAGTCTGTTTTAAACCTTCCAGCTTTCTCCGTCCGATGTTCTTTAAGGCCGTATCAAAGACCGTAGTCATCGCAGCGGGATTGTTTCTTAGGTTGGTTGGATTGCTCTCCATGATTTCGTGCATTTCTTTAAGCACCTCGGGATCATGGAAGGCAGGGTCAGAGTCTAGTTTCTCGACGGTTGTCCTACGCGAAATAACTCGATCGGAGGCGTTGATCCTTGCTGTCAACGGGCCGAGTTGCTGTTGAACTATGGACATCGCGATATCGCGGGCGACCGGGCCAATCTTTCCTAGATCTTCCGGATCGATACCGTAATGTTTCGCAACATCCTCAACAGATTGAGAAGCTGGTTGCATCGGTTGACGGGGCATTGGCGCATTGGCCGCGGGAACACTTGGTTCCGTATTTGGCCCCGGTTCTTTGCTATGTAGCTTCCTTTCGAGATTCCACATGGAACGAGCCATGTCTTGTACCGACTTGAATCCCTTCTTCTTCATCCATTCCTCTGTCTCCGCCTTATCTTTCTCTACGAAAGGGACGGGCGATTCAGCCGGGGCAGAAGGTGCCTCGGTTTCGGATGGCTTGTCTATCGGAGCGGTTGGCGTTTTGACTGTATCTTCCGGCTCGGGATCTACGATAGGTTGAAGCTCCGGAATCTTCGCATTGGCTGGCGGAGTTTCCTTGAGTTCCTTCTTCTTACCTTCGATCTCGTCCAGAACTTGATCTGAAGTCTTGCCTTCCTTCTCGTCGAGGGCCGATTCCTGTTCTGTCATTGTGTATTCCTCCCTATGACCGGCCTGTTAGGCTTGTGGTCAAAGTATGAAAATCTATGGCCGGATCAAACCGGCCCGAATTAAAATCTCTGTGAGCGTGTCCTGATCCATCAAGTGAAGTTCCTCATCCGTCATACACCCTCTTTCGCGTACTCGATCTTTTTCATGATGTCGTCGATGCACTTCCGAATCCCGCGAGCCTGAGCAATCCTTTGAACCGTCAAACTGTCGATCGGAACCTTGTCTATATCGTCAACCGCTTTCGACTTCATCCGGACCAATTCACCCATCAAATACTTCCAAGCGTAAAATCTTTGTATGTCACCAAACGACGAGGCCAGTTCTTTTGAAGCTTCTTCTTCTACTGAGGATTGCCGACTAAACATGGGACACCACCACGCAGTCACATGGCTTCCGCTGTGGGACCGCACCCTTGCAGGTTGGACACATCCCAATCGCTAACATCATTTCTTTGACCATGTTTCCGTAATATCCTTCGGCCGCTTGCATACGACCCTTATAGAGTGCGGCATTTTCTTCCGCAACGGAGACGCGACTCTGTGCAATCTCTTTTTGGAACTGCTCACTTTCGCGTCGGGCCAATTCTTGTTCTCTTTCAATCAGGCGTTCCTCCATCTCCTTAAGCCTGTCCTGCCATGTTTCTTTTATATCGTCCATCAATCTACTCTTCATTTCCCCCTCCATGAATTAAGCTAACTGTAAAGGCTTCCCAGGCCCCGCACCTGGATCTCCGCCCGGTCCTGATACTGCAGGCAACCCGCCCCCCGCGCTCGGAGGTGTATTACCCGCCCCGGATTGCCCTGGCGGAACCCCTCGTCCTGGACCGGGTTGAGGCCCTTGTCCTTGTCCTTGTCCCGGCGCGCCACCGGACAAACCAGGGAACGATTGCATCATCGCCTGGCGGAATTGGTTGTATTGTTGGAGTTCCTCTTCTGAGAAAATCACACCGTCCGGATCTGAGTTGCCCATCTCTAACCACATCTTGCGAGCGAGATCATATTTCTTGAACCAAGGCTCTTGCATCCAAAGTTTCGCATAGCCTTCCATCTGGCCCAACTTCACGCCTTTGGATTCGAGAGTCATAACACCACGCGGAACTAGGGTCGCAATATTGTCCAGCTCTTCCGGCGAAATGTATTGGAACTTCTGCGCGTCATCAGGCCCCAGTATCCGCTCGATCGATTCAAATGTCTTGTACTGGTAAACCTGTTGATACACCTTTCGATAAATATCTTTGAACCCGTTGGCTTCGACTCCTTTGGCGGTCAACATGAACCGTTCACCAGCCACTTGCTTATTCATAAGCTGGCCCCGGAAGGTTCCGCCTCCGGCCTCGTCCTCTGCGCCACCGACTCCGATGGTCGCCTTAACCGCGGCGGTCGCCTCTTGGATAGCCTGGTCAACCATGCTGATTTTCATGTACCAATCTTTGGTCATGTCCGGGAACTCGACAATTGTAAACGCTTTCCGGACATCCTCGATCCCTTCAAATGTCCAGATAGCCGCCGGCTCAGACTTCAACCGCTTCCAATCCTTCGGTGGGATCTTGTCCTTGAGGACCGCGACAATCTTTTGGAGGCTAAGGTTCACTTGGTCGGAGCCAGTGTTAACCATCTCATTCTTCTCAATCTGAAGGCCGAGCATGATTTCAGCCGGCCCGATACCGTCCCAATCGCCTGGGATCGAGATATAAGTATCTTTGAAGTAAGGCGGTTCACCGTCCCGGTTTGGGTTCAGGCTTTTACGGACACAAAACGTTCCATCGATAATCCATATCCACGCATTGATCTGTTCGTTCTTCGTGGCTTCGTTGTACCGCTGTGACGGGTCCAACATCCAGATCGGAACCGGCCCCCAATATTCAAGTAACTGATGAGGCGTGTCCGGATCTAAATGAAACATCATCGGATCATCTTGCATGAGTGCGGCGCGTCTGGCCGCTGTGTCCTCGTCGTATTGGACCACCTTCCCAAAGCTCTGATACAATAGGTCCGGGGTCACATTTATAAGCCGATAGAACGGATCTGGATGGTTCTGAAGTGCAACCAGTTCCGCGTTCGTGATGATAGACTCTTCGATGATCCAATAATCTTTATCGATCTTGTCTGTGTATGGTTGAGGGAAAATCTTATATCGATCAACGTAATTGACCGTCGCCCAATCTTTAACCGTCATCTTCTCAGGAGCAAAGGTCTCAGGCGGGACTTGTGGAGGCCGGCCCTGGAAGGCGGCCATGGCCCGTTCGATAACGGTCGCTTGTGGCTTCTTCTTGACCATGACGACCTCTTGTTTGAAGTCGTAGCCCACCTTTCCAACTGCGGTCCCGATAATGCACAAGGTTCTCAAGTAATTCGTGAACCCAGGCTTAAACTTCGCGTGTTCCAAATCTTTGGAAACAATCTTGTTTACATACCGAACTTGATCCTCAAATGCTTTAACCCGGCACTCCCACTCTGCCGGCGAACTCGGGGCCGTCAACGCGCTGTGAAGATTGGCCGTAATGATCTCAACGACTTTGGTTGTGTCCGGTTGGAACGTGGTCGATTGCCAATTCTCTTTACCACTCTTGTCATAAACTTGCTTGTAATGCTCCCAACATTTGTCCCACATAAACTTTTTTGTTTTCCATGCGTCATAAGACGCGGCCTTTCGGGACGTGACCATGTTCGCGACTTCCATCTGAACCATTTGATCAATACCCATGGTTGAGTATTTCTGTTCTGGTTGCTCTGCGGGCTGGTCGCCAGGTAACGTGGCCGGAAGGGAAGCGGTATCTAGGATTGGAGGCGGTCTGTCAGGATCATAAAGTGGTTGGGCTGATTGGTCCGGGGCACCTGGTCCGAAAACGTCTGGTCGGGGTTTATTGAATATTGGCATAATCTCTCCTATCCAAATAGTTTGCGAGGCTGATTGTCTGGGATATCTGTGGCTATACGCGGATTATCCATAAGCCCGTATCGCACACAATCCATGAAATCTTTATATTCCTCGCGGATCTTCCCCGTCTTAGGATCAAACGACCAACGCTGAAATCCTTTGATCGTATTCTTACAGTTGGGACTAACGACATACTTTGGTTGGTTCGCTGAATCGATTGGCTTCTTTGTGTTGTATCTGAGGTCGGCCCGGACCTTGAGTATTCCGGTCTCCACTTCTTCGGACGCTTTGTAGGAAGGATCGAACCGAAGCCCAACCTTCCCGAACTCCTGCCTAATCGTGGTCCGGGTCTGTACGCTCTCGATGTCTGCGAAGTGCCGGTCGATGATTCTCTTCTGGACGTTCCAGCCTTCTTCCTTCATCAAGATTATTTTCTTGTAGTCCGGGACACCGAAGTTACAGCCATGCATCCGATAAAAATCTTCATTCGGCCATTCATCCACCTGCCGAAAGACTCCATCCTTGCCGGGATATCCCCAGATCATTGCGAAAGGTTTATCAACATGCGGATCAACGATGTGGTAAATCTGTGCGTCCCAAGGGACGGGTATGTTCTCTTTGGCAACGTGGACATTGTGATCGAAGGTTTTAAAGATAAGCCCTTTAAGATACATCGCCTTCCCGTAAACGCGGGCCTCGATCTCGTCTGGGTCCATCTCTTCAACCATCTTCATGATCTGAGCGTGATCTAAGTGGCCTCGAACTCCATGCTCTTTACAGGCATCTTCCATCGAAGCGTAAACGATTCGGTTCTCATTACGCGGGACAACCTCTTCAAAGAACCAGGCCGCCTCGGTTAATGGAGTCATCAAGACAAACAGAAGGCCACCCATCCGTAATCGTGTTACGCAAGCGTGATAGATTCCCCGAGGAGGCGGCTCATCGCATACCACCAGGCCCAGGTTCCCGCCTTCAAATTGGCTTACGTCCTGGTCGTAGGTCATAACATCCACCACCCAGCCGTTGGCTTTGTATTGCGAGAAGTAATTCTTCCCGGCTTTGCTTGCTTGGTATTCGCCTTTAGGCCACCACTTCTCGATCTCAGAATGGAACGGACCAATCTCTTCGACAAGTTTGGGGTCTGTGATATAGCGGATTCGTTTAGGATAGGGCCAGTTGTGGAAGAGGTCGGAATCAAACCAATCACTTTGAGGCCCGAAAATAAGATTGCCAAAGATATTAACAATATCGGCAGTTTTGCCAACGCCGTTAGCGGATGAGAGAATAGAGACGAGGCCGGATGTGTCTTGAGCGATTTTGACAAACTCTTCCTGTTTGCCGTTGGGCGTGAAAAATTGGATCCGCCGATTCTTCCTAGTCCATTCAAGTTCGGTCTTGAAGTCATTAAGAAGCCCCTCCTTCGAGCGCGGCGATAAGGCGGATAAGTTCTTCACCAGATAATCGTCCCCTGAACTTTGTTTCCCCTTCATCGTTTACCTCCGTCACCGATTGGATTGGTTGGCCGTAAGCCTGATTGAGAATATAAATGGCCGCGTCCCGCCTATCTTTTGGAGGGCATGGAAAAGAAACTGTTTCGCCGTTAGTGTTGATTCGTTGCTCAAAGTCTTTGCCCTTCGCCATGTCTCGAAGCATTTCAATCAACTTATCTTTATCCGAAATATCTCGGCACAATGCTTTGAAGATCGATGTGGGCCGGCCACTGCTTGGTCGCGGTCCACCTGTGCCACCCTTCCATCCAGGCTTAAACGATCCCGATGTCTTTTCTCTAGTAGACATTGGTTTTCAATGCCTCACTTGGGCGTAAAAAAAGCCCGTCACAATACTGTAACGAGCATCATTTAAGTTTCCCCTGCAATGAAAGCGATGGCCCCTCATTGCGGAGAACCTAGTATATTTGGCGTGTCAGGGCAAGCTATTTTTTAAGATACACTGACCATTCTATAAACATGAATCGGCCTTCCTGTGTCTGGATCAAATTTTACACGCGATATCATTTCAAATTCAGCCTTCTTGCTGGTTGTTATCGAAGGATCGATTTCGATAGCCATTACCCTGGGCATGGGAACGTCCATAGCCATATAAATCGTTGGCTTTAACTCGCTGATATAAGCCTCACCTGTTAAACGTCCACCAAATGCGGTTAATATAATCTTCACTCTTCCCTCCTAAGGTTTGTGGGCCAGGGGAGTCGAACCCCCATCTATCGTTCTCGTACGCTTCGACCGCCTTACCGGTCGAGGGCTGACTCATCAGGTCAACCAAGAGCCGGATGAAAGCTCTTAATGCACTAATGGCATCTTTTCACGACAAATCAAAATTAAGATTTTTCTTTGCAACAGAGACAAAGCGTATCCCCGTCAAACTCAGCGAGGAACGTCGCCCCGCACTCAGAACAAGTTACCCATTGGCTTTCCATTTCGTTCATTTCTCTTTGTTCCATTTGGCTAGGGCTGTCGTTACGGTTTTCCATGTTTCATGTTCTTCATCCCCCATGAAATTATCACTGGCTAACATCCTCTGGAAATAAATATCGACTAGGCCCAAAGCCCCCACCAACTCTCCGTTCATCTTCTTCAGCGTAGCGATCTCCGCTTGGCTGGCTTCGTAGACGTTAGCAACGTGAACAATTTCATCAATAAATTCTGGCTGAAACCCCCTAAGCACTGCCCTTAACAGTTTTTCATTGAGGTATCCAATATTAGATTGCCCCTCTTCTTTTGGTTTATCCATTATCCCTTCTTATCCTTCTTGAAGCGTAAACATCGTTTACAGGTCACACGTTTCCAAAAAGTTGAACGCTTTAAACCTGCTAAGAATAGACCACAAAATGAAATCGCTCCAAGATTTACGGTCTTATGAATTTTCACTTCTTATCCTCCTTCTCCTGGCAGCATGGACATTTGGTTTCGGCCTCACTTCAGCGATACTCATCGAAATTCACTCGCTCCCTTCGATTCATCCCGTTTAACCTTTTCATCAAGGACAACTTCGCCATCGATGAATAGTTTGTGGTTTGTCGAAGTATAAGAATATCTCGTTTTACACTTTGGGCAGATCCCCCGGACACCATGTAAGGTTTTCTCTTCGCACCGCGGGCAGTAGTCCTGCGGGGTCGCGGTCTTGTTGTAGAACCCGCCCATCAGTGCGCCCCCAGGATGAACCCCTTCTGCTTATCTTCCATCCCCTTAATCATCGCCCTAAGCCATAACTTGATTGCCTCGTAGTCCGGCCTCCCTATCGTTTCAGCCTGGACGGTCAAGGAATTGTATCGCCTGGTCCCGAGCCTCTTCTTCATAAAGGCCACATGGTCGTATGGGCTTTCGTGCATATGTTGGTGACAGCCGAAGCAGAGCGCACACACATTATCAGGCTCGAATCTTACACTCTGTTTCCGCCGACCATGGAAATGCGCGCAATGGAGTCCATTGGTTGGCGGTTCGTATTGAGTCTCGCACCGCTGGCAGGTCCACCCGTCCCGCATCCGGATGTATTTGCTGAACAACGCATCTAACGCTGATATTTTGATTTTCATCTTACTCCCCATATAAGATCCCGACGACGTAATCTACTGCCTTGATGAATACCGCCCCACAAATGAATCCTAAGATAAACCACCACATCATTTTTTCCTCCTGAGTTTCAACCCATTCTCTTTCGCACACTCCTTGAGGTATCTGCAAGGAGGTTGGTCATATCCACCATGACACAACAACGCGCCCATCTTAACGACCTTATTCGTCTTGTAATGCCCCGCCTTACAGACGTGCGACCTCTCCCGTTTGATTATGCTCCCGCGACCTTGTAGCTCGTTAGTCATTTGAATCATTTTGCCCCCGTCTGTAAGCTGATATTGTTTCCCCACATAAGAAGAAACAGGCACAGAAATAAGTCCCAGCCGTAACAACCAACCGCCAACACCGCGCCAGCCAGGGATATCACCAACCCGAAAACCTGATACAGTGTCTTATTCATTACAAATATTTTAGTTTTCATTTTCCACCCTCTCTTTAACGTTAGCCGGCGCCGGGGCCGTAGCCGTCGCCGAAGCCGGAGCCGAAGCCGGAGCCGTAGCCGGAGCCGAAGCCGGAGCCGGAGCCGGAGCCGTAGCCGGAGCCGGAGCCGGAGCCGTAGCCGTCGCCGGGGCCGGAGCCGGAGCCGGAGCCGGAGCCGGAGCCGGGGCCGTAGCCGTCGCCGAAGCCGGAGCCGAAGCCGGAGCCGGCGCCGGAGCCGAAGCCGGCGCCGAAGCCGGAGCCGAAGCCGGAGCCGGAGCCGGCGCCGGAGCCGAAGCCGGCGCCGAAGCCGGCGCCGGAGCCGTAGCCGTCGCCGAAGCCGGAGCCTACTGTTTCCATACAGGAACCTTCTTTATGTTCGCCTTAGCACTACTCGTAACATCCAGAATCTCGATAGCTTCAGTAAGGTCCACACGATTAACTTCACAAGGGAATTTACAATCATTCGGCTTTTTTGTCCCTTCCGTCGCAAGTTGAGACAGCGAAGCCGCGCCATTCCAATACCAGAAACGCCTTGCCTTAAGCAGTGTAACCTCTTTCCCGTTTCTTTCTTTTAAGTAACCAGAAAACACCCCCGCCGAATAAGTTCGCACAATCACATATTTAAGGCTTTCGACCTCACTGTCTTCATCGCTAGATATCTGATCTTTTATCTTTTCAAACGTCTCATCACTCACTTCAATTACTTTGCTCATTGCTTGCCTCCTTTTTTTTAACATTATCCAAATCTGTCACCCGCCGCCCGCACTCCCGGCATATCTTAACCTTGCCCCGAAGCGCAACTTGCTTCGTTGACGGGAGCCAGTGTTCTTCCTCGATTGCGATCACCCCGTCATGGATTACGTTCCACTTGTCGCATTTGTTGACTCGGCATTTCCAGGATTTCATCGGAGTTTCTTAACCGCATCGAAAAACTTATACCCTTGGACCTTCATCAGCCATTTGATTGAGTCCGCCCATTCGTTACAAACAAAACAATAGAAATATCCGTTCTTCACATACCCGGAAGCCCTTGTATCGTTGTGAAACGGACATTTAACTTTCCCCCCCGGCCCAACTTCAACAAGATTCTCAATCGGATGCTCACGCGCCCGGACGATATCGGCATCTGTTATCTTTTCGTAATCTGGCTTTAGACTTGGTTGGTGGCACTGGTTAGCCCTAAGGCTTCTTCTGAGCTTCTCTATTCTCCCGATCTTGAAGATTAGGAATACCATCTCCCTTTCAATGAACCCGCCGCCGGCCTCTCTTATTCTCTTAATCGCATTCCAGGCTTCTTCTAACAACCCAGATAAAACAGATATTTTTTCATCTGCGGTTTTTAAAAGATAGATATCCGTATTGATAGATTTATCAATTTCCCTGTCCCATTTGTCCATTTTCCTGTCCACTTCCAAATTAACATCAGATAGATGTTCCAGGTAAACCAATTCCTTCTGACTGTACCCTGCGTCTTTACAAT